AAACTTCCACATAGCAATGTCGCCGGGCTTCGGGTCGTCCGTCTCTTTGCAAAACTTGGCGATAACCTCTAAATACCGCTCCGTATCGCGGTGCAGGTGCCAGTCGCGGGAATATTTGGGCGGCGTGAAGTCATCGGGGACGATACCGACTGCACCGTAAACCCCGACAAGCAGCATGGCGCAATCCACGCCCGCGCCCTTAACCATTGCGAAATGATGATAAGGTGTACCAAGCCATGACCGCGCCTCTTCGATGATTTGTTCTCTCAAATCCATTTCAGACGACCTTTCTAGTGTTTGCCTTTTCAAGTTCGGCAATCATGGATTTTTCACGCTCGGAAAGCGTCCAGTGGATAACTTTCGCTGCTTTCGCTGCTTTCGCGTCTATTACCGCTTTTACCGCGTCTCTAGTCAGCAATAAACCATTGCCGAACACTTCTTTTTTATGCGGTTTCTGGCAATCCAAAGCGTTTACGGGCAATGTATCTGCACGGTCTATTTTAAGCTCCGCGCACAATCCTGAATCCGCCGCCTTAAATACTTCGTCAGGGTATGAATACTTAGGGAGACTTCTCTCATCAGAAGCGGTGGCGGCTTTAATTTTCTCCGCCAACGATTCAGATACCCATACTTTCAAATCTCCAAGCATATTGGTTACAAATGCCGTTGGGACCTTTGCGCCGTTTTCATAAGTCAGCGTGCCGTTGCTTGCCGCCAAAAATACAGCCGTATAGTTCTCCATTCGCCCCGCTACTCCTGACAGGCAGGTTAGGCGCGGTGCGAACAGGAAAAACGGGATTTCCCGCTCCTGATAGAATTTAATGATTCTCGCCAAAATCGAAAACGGGGGGTTATCAATGACGACCTTTCCAGTGTAGTCGTAAGACTCGTAATCGCCGCCCGGGTAAAATGGGCGGGCAATCTCAAGATGACTCGGAATGCCTACATCTTCTTTCACAAAAGACAACACCGCCTCGTAAATAGCGGGCGGTGTGTAGCAATCATCGGTCGTTTTTTTCGGGGCTTGGAATTTCCGAACGAAACTTTCGTAGTCTTCAAATTCTTCAATCGTTTTATTTGCGGGTTTGAATGTCATTTAAAATCCTTTTAAACCACCGTATCGGCAGACGGGATATACGGGAATCCTCGAAAATGCACGATGTTGTTAAATTTGTTTTTGCAGGTATCCTGACGCTTATTGCAGCCCGGATAAACTTTAAACACATCGCCAGCCTGCGGTGGGAATGGCAGGCGCAGGGCAAACTCGAACGTATTGTCGCTATGCACCTTGACCGTCCTGCTCAAGCCTGCGTTTCGCCCGCTCGTAAACTTAATCACGCCCTGCGAAAACCAGCCGCTTTCATGCGTCAGGTTGTGTTGCAGTTCGCTTCCTGTTTGACTGTTCGCCGTTACTCGACCGTCCACTGTGAATTTTTCGCGGTTGACCTTGCAGCCCTCGTCATAGAGCGTTCTCATACAACCCGCCTGATAGATGTTGCGCGGACTGGATATGTTCAAAAGCTCAATGTCAGATTTAACGTCAACCTTTACAGACGACCTGCTTCCAGACACATCCGAAACACGACCGGAAAAGATATTCACAGCACCGACGGGCATGTTGCCGATAGATGATGCACCGACACCGAAGAACACGCGGTCTATCTTGACCCGCGCGCCGTCCAATACGCCGCCCAAAGCAGCTTCAGCCCATTGCAAGCCCTCAAGTCTGTAATCAGGGTCGGACGCAATTTGCAGCGTGTTGGAATCAACGCCCAATCCGACAGCGATACGGGTTGCCCCGCGCTTGATAATCAGCTTATGCGCCTCGTAGGTCTGCCCAGCCCAAACGACGGGCATATCCGCACTGGTATGCCGTAGCACCTGCCCGCCCGAAAGCGTGATGGTGTACAAATCTGCCATCTGAAACTCGTCGCTACCGTGCAGCAAGTCAATCAGTTCTTTTGTCGCTGTCTTCATAACTTCACGCTCGTAAACTCAATCTTTTTGGCTGCCCACAGGCTACCCAAAACGTTTTCAAAATCCACTGTGTCAGATGTGAATCTCACGCGGAAATAAAAACCGCCCGTCCATGTAATCGGGCGACCCGGTGTTTGCGGTGTATTGAAAACCAAGACGCCTTTGTCGGTAACGGAGTAATCGCGCCCATAGGTCAAAGCCACGCCACCCACTTTGACGGCGGGTCGTTCCTTGACTGCCAAAACAGGCTCGATGAAACCACCCATAGAACGGACAAGCTGATAGCGCGTAACGCCTTGCACCGTGTTCCCGATAGGCTGGTCGGTTACGGCGTTGTCGGTAGGGTCTTCATAAAGGAAACTTTCAAAGCTGCCTTTACGGGCATTGAAGAATCCCGCCAACCGTTCCAGCTCGTTTACTGACGCCTTTGTCCGCAATACCTCGAACGACAGGGAAAACCGCCATTGCGGGTAGGTATAGTAGGCGGTTCGAAATTCCCGCCCGCTCGCTGATTTTTGCGTGCCGGTACTCCATACCGCCGTTTTCTTACGTCCCCACTTCAAGCCGGGAAACGTGGGAAAAATTGCATTGCCCATTTAGATGATTCCTTTCGCTTTCAGTAAGGCGTTAAATTCGTCTTCAGATAGTTCGTTGCCGCCAAGCATACCGATAGCTTCAGCCTCGTCCGCTTCGCTTTGTACGACGCTAGACGACGGCTTAATGCCCATATACGAGGCAACCAAGATATGCACGGGCGGGTGTTCGCGCCAATACTCGTTCAAATGCTGTATGCGCGGCAAATCCAAGTTTTCGGCGACGTAGTCCCACGTCCACCCCGTAGAGGCGCAGACGTGGGCAATCATCGCGCCGAAACTCAGTCCGCCGCCTGAACTTCCCCCGCTTGTGCGGCTTCCTGCTCTTTGCGTTTCAGACCCGATACGTCCATCACGGCGGCAAATACGTCGCCCATGTTGGCAATATCAATCAAATCGGCGACCTGTTCGCGCGTCATATCAGGATAATTGCGCTTCAGGGCGGCATGGGCGCAATCAATAACGGTGGAGATTTGTTTTGCATCTTGGACGTTGCCATCAAATGCGCCGATGCGCTCTTGCAACTGTTCCAATGCGCCAAGTGCGATAGGTGGGATAACGTAATTCGTACCGTTCAATTCAACGGTTACGCCTTTAATTCGTACTGTCATTTTCGCTTCCTTGATTCAGGTCAAATAAAAAGACCGCCCTTTCGGACGGCCTGCATGGTTACTCTTGGATCCACAACGTACCGACTTTAAAGCCCGCCTCATCGGTTTGCGCCGTGAAGTCGATTTCAGGGACGGAAAAGTCGTCGTTTTTGGTTGAGAATAAGCCCAGTTTACCGCTGGTTACGCTTTCCAGTTCCAATAGGGCTTTTTTACCCTTGAACTGTGTCAGGTATTTCAATTTGAATGTCGGCGTGTTGCCCATCGCCAAATTTGTCAGTTCAAGTTTCTTGGCTGACGGCATGGTTTGGGTATAGGTAAAGCTTGGGTAAACGGTCTTACCCTTATCCGCTTCAGCAAAGGTGTACAAGCCTGTTGCGGACACCATGTATTGACCGGCTGTCGGATTGCTGGCAACCTTGATATAAGCCGTACCATCGCTACCCATCACGCCCGCATCTTCAACAAAGCGTCCGCCGCTCGGTGCGGTTGCCTGTACGGTATATGCGCCGCTTGCTGGAATCGCTTTGCCCGTTACATCCGCCCACAGGGCTTTCATTGTGCCAGTTGCAAATTCCGCGCCGAAGAACAGGGTATTCAGGGCGAGACCGTTAATCAGTGCGCCTTTGAATTTGCCTGACACTTTGACCTTACCTTGTGCGACAGCAAGCGCAAAGCGGTTCTGACCAAAGAACTCTTTCAGTTCCGCCGACAAATCGACGGACATTTCTTGCAAACCCATGATTCGCACGGGCGTTGCGTTCTGTACACGGTTGCCGTAGGCATCCGTAATCATTTCGGCGAACACTTCGCCGCTACCAAACGTCAACTGCATGACATTTCCTTTCAAAAATAAAACCGCATTACGCGGCGCAAATCACAATCGGGATAATACAAACCGCCTGCTCGCCAAGCGTTCCCTCGTCGGTTTCGACCGTACCCTCGACGCGGCAATACTCGACATCCGCGCCATCAACCACTAAAGCCGTCTTGCCCGTGATAGGGTGGACGGCGTTCACGGTATTGCACACCGCATCAATCAGCGGATTCATGATGGGCGCGGGCGGCTCGCCTGACGTTTGGACGTATAAATACACATCGACGCGCAAAATCCACTTGGTTTCCTGCCCGGTAAGTGTTACCGCCTGCATATCGCCCTGCGCCATAAATAACGCGGGTTGGTCGTAGCGTTTCACATCGTTCCAGTGCAGCAGCTTTCGGCTCTTGGTAACAAAGCCGTCCAATACGTCCAGCTTCGCCCACAGCGCGGAATAAATCGCTTCACGGTTCATCGTAATGCTCCCTCGATGGATTTTTGCAAATCCGCTTCAATCTCAGGTTTCATATCGCGCAATGCCGTCCGTAAAAACGACCTTTCAGGCAGGCGAACATTGCGGGAATGCGCGCGAACCTGAACGTATCGCGGGTTTTTCAGCGGTCGTCCGAATGCTTGACGAACCTGTCGTAACGATGCTTTGACGTTGACTGTGCCTGCGAAGCCATATTCATGCGCCGCGCCGTAACGGACGTTGGTGTTTACTTCGCCGATTACCGCGCTGCCCGTATTGGTTATCCGTTGATGTATCGACCGGCGCAGATTGCCCGTCCGTACATTTAGCACCTGTCCTGACAGGCGGTTTTCCATGACTTCGCTTTGCAAACGCAACGCCGACCGTGCGACAGACTTCACGATAGCCGTCTGAACCTTGTCGCCATAGGCTCGCAATAGTGCAACCAAAACATAACCGCCGATAAATTCCATTTTCAGCATTACACGCCTTTCCGCTTGTACTCATTGAGTATCGCAAACGCTGACGGCGGCATACCGCCCGATTCGCTGAACGTAGAGAACGAGATGGTCTCGCCTGCAAGCGTTTTCGACTGTACGCCCTTGTTCTCGATTTCGTTCATCCGCTGCGTTGCAATAATCAAAATGGCTTCCTGAATATCTGCGGGTATGGTTTCATAGCCCGCGCGGTACGATACCTCAACATTACGAATACCCTGCGCAAAACAGGCATGGCGAATCAGCAGCCAGTTATCAAAATCCCAGTCGTTTGCCGTGCGCCCGTTGATTTTTACAGACGACACGGACAAGACAGGGTATTGATTCAGGACGATGCGGTTTTTGCCGTTGCCGTTGTAACGCTCGACGTAATTCGCCGCTTCGAGTTTGCGCCCGATGTAGGATTCAACAGCCGCCGATACCCCGTTAAGCAGGGTTTGGAAATATCCGTCCTGCTTATCGTGGGTAACGCCTAGCCGCTGCTTGAATAAATCAAGAGAGACAAGGGCGGTCATCGTTATTCAGCCTTTTCGGCTTCGGCAGGTTCTACCGCTTCAACAGTTTCAGCCTGTTCGGCTGGCTGTTCTGCCGGCTGCTCGGTCTTGGCTTTGCGTCCGCGCTTGGCTTTTTCAGGCTCTTCAGCTTCAGCGGTCTCTTCAACCACGTTGCCAAAGCCGAACTGATACAAAAATTGCGCTGCTTCGGCGGGTACTTCCACGATGCGGTCTTCACCCACCGTATAGCTTTGGCTGCCAAAGGAAACGTCGGTAAAGCCCTCAGGTGCTTGTAATTTAAGCATTTCTGTCATTTCGATTCTCCAAAAGAAAAGGCCGCCTGAATTTCAGACGACCTTGTTAGGGTTAGGCGGCGTTGGTAATCATACCGAACGCAGGCATGAACATACCTTGCAGCAACTCGTCCGCATAGACACCGTACTCATACATACGGGTACGCAGCGGCCACTCGATTTGGTAATACTCTTGGCGTGTACGTACTTGCAGCAGATTGCCCACGCCTTGAACGTAGCCAGGCAGACGGGACGAGTAGAACAGGTAGGTACCGGCAGGCAAGTTCGGGTGTACCACGATGTTCAGTTCGTCGCCTGTGATTTTGTTCAGGTACGAACCGACCACCACGCCCGCGCGAATGTTCGCGGCGTTGTCGATGTCCACTTTCAGCTTAATCAGCGGCGCACCGCCGTTGCCGATAATCAACTTGGTCAACGCAGCCAAATCGCGGGCGTTGAGGTAGATGGTATCGGGCGACAAGCGGTATCGGGTGAAGAAATGCGCGAACGCTTCTTCAAACTCATACACGCCGCCCGCGCCGTCGGAGGTCAGGCCGTTGCCTTTGTTGTCAGACCAGAACGCGCCTGAATCAGGCAGTGCGATTTGGGTCAACAAGCCGTCAAATTCCAAAACGGAAGTGGAATTGTCTTCAGACGGCAGGGAAGCAGCGGTTTGAGTACCCTCGGCGTCTGCCAAGATGTCCACTTTGGTGGCAGTGGTGATCGCGCCCAGTTTTTCAGAACCGGCCGCGCCCCAGTACCAAGCGTAGGCAACCGCACCGCGAACGGCTGGAATCATGGCGGTTACTTTTTTGCCTGTGCCGACACCGGAAACGGAAGCGGCCGCAGATTTTTGCGCGGAACCGCCGCCGAATGTGTCGGTAGTGCCGTCAGCGTTTTGGCGTGTGATTTTGGCGGGAACTTGTGCGGTCTTAATGTTCAGACCTTGACCGATTGCGCCGTTGTTTGCGCCTGCGACGTCCCAATATGCCTGCAAGCCCAAAGCCACGCAGATTACGGACAGTGTGGAAGTGCTGATTTTACCCATCGGGTCGGTAGATGCGACAGTGGTCGGGGTGGGGGTAACGCCTGCTTTCAGGCTGGTGTTACCGCCCAGCAAAATCATTTCTTCAGCAACCATAGTCGCTTGCAGGGTTTGGGCAACCGCCAACGCTTTCACGTCTTCGAAACCACGCGCGGCGTAGTCTGCCTCAAAGGACACTTGGTTTTCCAAGCCGATGGCGCGGAATTGCGCGTTGCGTTCTACCACTTCGTGGTTGATGACACCGCCGCGTTTACCCTCGCTAATACCAGCGCGTTGATTGCCGACGTTGATATTCGTGATGGCTTTCCAGTTCGAGCCGATGGTGCGACCGCCGCCCACGCGGGGGATACGGTTACGCAGCGGGGTCAATACCGGATAGAGTTTTTGAGACGGCGCGGAAAGGTCATAGGTTTGCAGACCGGTGGTAAAGCTGGTCGGCTGCGTAAAACCCTTATTCAGCGGCTCGCCGTTCGCTTGTGCTGATTTCATCAACTCAATCGTTTCTTGTGTGAGTTGGTTCACGTTCATTTATAGCTCCTGAAAATAAAAAAACCGCCTGTAAGCGGTGTTACAGACGGCCTGCTTGTGCTGCCTTAACGAGTGTTGCCACGTCGTCAAGCGAACCGTCATTCTTTACAATCGGCTGAAAACCTTTCAAAGGGTCTTCGCCGTTATCCTCAGCCTTGCCGATGGCTTTGGTGCTGCCTTTTGGCGGGGCTGCCTGTTTCTTCAGGCTTTCGATTTCCGCCTGCGCTTTGGCAAGGGCGTCATTCGATTTTTTCAGCGCGTCTTGTGCTTTTGCCAGCGCGTCTACCATTTCGGCTTTGACAAGGTCGTCTGATTTATCGGATTTGCTTACCGATTCATCGGCAGACTCGTCAGCTTTGGTAGCCGCTTCCTGCTTCTCTGCCTTTGCCAAGACTGCTTTCAAGATGGCGATTTCAGATTCAGACAATTCGACGCTTGCCGATTTTTCGGCGTCGTCCTTTTTGTCGTCTTCTTTGTCATCTTTCTTATCGCTGTCTGCCTTTTCGGTATCATCGGCAGGCGTTTCATCAGCTTTGTCGGCTGGCTCGTCGTCCTTATCCGCTGCTTCTTCGCCGTCTTTGGGTTTATCCGCTTTAAAGCAGGTAAACACCGCGTCAGGATTGGCAGGGCGGTCAACAAGGCTGATTTCTGTCAGCTTCAAACCCGTAATTTGCGACTTATTCAACTCGTCGCGGGCGGTAACGCTGCCACCGATTGAAAAGCCTTTGTAAACGCCTGTCTTGACTTTCGTAACCGCAATAGGGTCAACGATATGCGCCCCGAAAAATGTGCGCCCGTCGTCTTCGACGTTGATTTCGATAGCCGTTCCCGCCGCGTTTGAACCGTGCATTTCACGCACTGCGCCAAACTTCATATAGTCAGGAATAGCCGCTTTCATTGCTTTCGCCGAGATGATTTCGCCGTCCGAATCGACCGCTTCACTTGAGGCATAACCCCAAACTTTGACGGTGCCGTCGTCCTGCGCTTCCATCTTGGCGATTTCTGCGTATAACTTTGCCATTCGTTACTCCAAAAAAGAGCCGCTCCCATAAAGAGAGCGGCAAGCCCATCACTACCACCAGTTAAAATCAAACTTTCGGCATATCATCTGCCAAAACAGGGACGACCGTACATCTGCAATTAGGGTGGGCAGGCGGCGTCATACCGCCATGCGCAAAATGCTCATGTAGCCCAATAACGCCCATATCCCCGTTTGTATTGCAAATTTCTGATACCTTGTCATCTTCGGCGGTTATCCACCGCTTACCTGCAACAAGCCCTGTTTCTTCCCAGCCTATCAGGTTGCCCATGCCGTCCGCCATTGCCGTCTCTGTTCGGGCAATGGTTCGGGCGCGGGTATTGCTAAAGGCGTGAGATTCTTTCAGACGACCCGCCAACTCCTGCACGCTGTCGCCGTTTTGCATGGCTTCGACCACTTGGGCGCGTATCATTTCGCGCGTTCCCTCTGTGATTTGCCATTCGGCGGCAGGATTTTGGATAAGCTCGCCGCCCGCCCACTTCATACCGACCATTTCGGCGGCTCGGTCATGCGCCCACTTGACGGCGCGGCTGCGAATATTCGTAACCATGCCGACAGCAGGGTCGGGCATTACTTGCAACAAGGCGGCAACCGCCCCATCTTCCGCCGCCCGTCTGATTATCGGCTCAACCACATCAGACAAGCCGTCCCAGTCGCCGAAATCCAAACCGTCAGTAACGATTTTCGCCACTCGGTTCAGTTCGGCGGTCAGGTCTTCAGCCTGCCAGTCAACAACCGCCCCTGCAATCAGCGCGGCGATTTGTTCAGCCAAGCCGTCCACACGCGTCAGCAAATAAGCCTCAATAAGCGCGGCGGCTTCGTCTTCGCTCATCGGGCTTTCCGACTTTCCCAGCTTTTCAGCCTCTTGATTTGGCTGTTCTTCAGGCTGTTGGTCGTCTTGCTTGTTTGGCTGTTCCTGCTCCGGTAACGGTTCTTTACCCAGTTCGGCGCGGATTTCGTCAGCGGTTAAGATGCCTGCGTTTTTGTAGATAGCATAGATTTCAGCCTGTTCTTTCGGGTTGAGTGATTCCTCTTCCTGCCAAACAAACTCATACGCCGCCATATCCATGTATTGGGCAAGCACGTCATCAATCAGGGCTTTCACCCAGTTTTTCAGACTGCTCATGCCGTCGGAGAGCGACTGCTCACGGCTCGTTTCCGCCACGCTGCGATTTACCTGCGCCACGAACGGCGTAGGCTCGACGCTAAACGCAAAGCAGACGACACGCGCCAACCATTCATCGTAAACGTCCTTTAACGGCGGCTGCTTCGTTTCCTTAAAGTTTCGGGATAACTCGCCCGGCACATAACGCAGCTTGCGCCGCTCCGCCGTCTCGCCTGACAATAGCAAATCCCAATACTCTTGGAAGCGTTTAATGTCTTCCATTGACCACGTTTCAGGCACGCCGACCAAAGCATCGGGAACGCTGCCCGCTGTGTAGTATTCCAGCGCGTGAAGCTGCCGTTTTAAGGCGATGTTCACGGTCATAATGATTTGCTCGACGAACGAATAGCCGTAAACCTTGTAGCTTCGATTATTGCGCGAACGGTAAATCAATTCGTCCGCCGTGTAATCAACCGCCGCCATGCCATGCAGGATTTGCTGATACGCCGTTTCGGGCGGGGCGGGTAGGCGGCCTGTATTGTCCAATACGCGTTTAATCGTCGCCCCGTCTATCACTTCAAGGGCGTACAAGTCGCCGCCCAGTGTTTTACGCGGATAGATACACGGCGCGTCAATGACAAACAGGTCTTCAAGCAAAATACGCAACCAGTCCGCCCATGTATGCTCTTTGTCAGGCGACTGGAAGAACGCAATGGCTTCATCGACCTTTCGGTCTTTGCGCTGTGATTCGTTGGCTTTGGTTGACTCAATATCACGCTTTTGGATCGTCCATTTCAAACTCTCCATTTGGTCTTTGCGCTTTTCGATAACCAACCGCAACACGTCGTAGTTATCAGCAAGGGCGCGTAATTGTGCAAAGCCTATCGCTTCCCGTTCGCGCGGCTTGGAATGCCCTACGTTGTAAAACGGCTCATAATCGAACCGCCGCCCTTCTGCCTGCTGTGCGACAGGGGCTAAAGGCTCGCCCGCATCAAACCACCCGTCCGCGTTGCCGGTAAAGGCGTAACGGACACCGGCGGCCACACGGGCAATAAAGCCTTGTGATAATGGTGTCTTTTTACTCATTTGTTTGCCTCGACCTGCGACCGCAGGTAATCAATCATGCCCGTTCGG